TAAGATTTAGAAAAGGTAGACCAGAAAAGTTTGGTGGTTGGGCCAAATTGACATCTAATACATACTTAGGTACAGCTAGAGCTCTACATTCTTGGATTTCATTAGAAAGCACCAAGTTTTTAGGATTAGGTACACACCTAAAATACTATATAGAAACTGGATCTGGTTTCAACGACATTACACCAATAAGATCAACAACATCAGCAGGAGATGTAACATTTTCTGCATCAAATGGTGACGCTACAATTACGGTTGCAGATACCGCACACGGTGCAGTTCAGAATGATTTTGTTACATTTTCTGGATCAGCAAGTCTTGGCGGTAATGTTACGGCTGCTGTTTTAAATCAAGAATATCAAATAGCAACTATAGTAAACGATAATAGTTATACAATAGAAGCTAAAGACACATCTGGTGCTACTGTAACAGCTAATGCTTCTGACTCTGGAAACGGTGGATCTTCTGTGGTTGGCACTTATCAAGCAAATGTTGGGCTTGATGTATATGTTGCTGGAACAGGTTGGGGTGCTTTAGGATGGGGTGAAGGTACATTTGGTAGCACATCAGCACTAAGTGAAACAAACCAATTAAGATTATGGACACATGATAATTATGGTGAGGATTTAATAATAAATCAAAGAAACTCAGGTATTTTTAAGTGGACAGAAAATAATGGAGTAAGCACTAGAGCTGTAGAACTATCTGGTATATCAGGAGCAAATCTAGTTCCTACTAAAGGCCTACAAGTAATTACATCAGAAACTGACAGACATTTAATAGTATTAGGAGCAGATCCTATATCTGGTTCTACAAGAACTGGTGCTGTAGATCCTATGCTTATAGCATTTAGTGATCAAGAAAACGAGTTGGAGTTTGAACCTTTATCGACTAACACAGCAGGATCATTAAGACTATCTTCAGGTTCTTCTATTATTGGTGGTGTGAAATCTAGACAAGAAATACTTATATGGACTGATACGGCCTTATACAGTATGCAATTTATTGGACCTCCTTTTACATTTGGAGTTAATTTAATTAACGAGGGTACAGGCCTAATAGGTCCTAAGGCAGCTATAACAACCCCTAGTGGTGTTTACTGGATGAGTTATAACAACTTCTATACATATAACGGTAATGTTCAAACCTTGCCTTGCTCAGTTCACAATTATGTATTTGGTGATATAAATTTAGGTCAATCATTTAAAATAAATGCTTTTACTATAAAAGATAAAAGTGAGGTAGGTTGGTTCTATTGCTCTAGTAGTGCAACCGAAGTAGATAGATATGTTATATACAATTATGTAGAGGGTATCTGGTTCTACGGACAATTATCCAGAACAGCTTGGCTTGACTCTGGTATTGAAAACTTCCCAAGAGCTGTAAGTGGCGGATACTTGTACGAACAAGAGCTAGGATTTAATGACGATGGTTCTCCCATGACTAATGTATTTATAGAAAGTTCTGATCTTGATATAGGAGATGGTGAACAGTTTTCATTCATAAAAAGAATCATACCTGACTATAAATTTATACAAGATGATAATAGCGGTAATGTTAATGTAGTTCTAAAAACTAGAAACTTTCCTGGTGACAGTCTTACAACTAATTCAACAAGTGCTATAAGTTCCACAACACAACAAGCTTATGTACGTAGCAGATCAAGGCAGATAGCTCTTAGATTTGAGTCTGATGATGATGCTACGAATGACGGTAATTTATCAATAGGATGGAGGCTAGGAGCTACAAGGATAGATATAAAAACAGACGGTAGAAGATGAGTAAGTTGTTACAAACACAACTACCTTTAGCAAGAGAAGAGGTAACTCCAGATACTTTTAACCGTTTAATAAGGCTCTTAGAAATAAATTTAGGCTCTATTGACCTAGACAATACACGTCAAGTAAGCGAAAATGAGCTGAATACTATAAATTTTAATGCTGGTAGTATTATTTGGAATACAACATTAGAAGTATTACAGGTATATACTGGTAATAAATGGATAGATATAGGAACAAGACTTGTAGATGATGGTCTAGAAGCAACAAGTACGCTAGGTAAGGTTACTGTAAGAAACAACGGAGCCACATCTATTAAACTTGCTAATTTTGGTAAATAATAGATACTTTATGTATCTGCAAACAACTTAGCTAAGACTATGGAAAAAGACGTACAAAAATTAATAAACGCAGGACAGACAGAAGATACGGTAATTATTCACGCCGCACCAGGCGAAATGGTGGTCCCTCCTGTAATATCAAATCAAACTCAACAAATGATCAACCAAGATATGCAATCCGTAGGATTAAATCCTGCTGAGTATATGGTTGGACAAGGATCAATAAATAATTTAACTGGTTTACAAGAATTTGGATTCTTATCTAAATTATTCAAAAAAGTTAAGAATGTAGTAAAAAAAGTAGCACCTATAGCAGTAAGTTTTATTCCTGGTATTGGTCCAATAGCAAAAGGTGCATTAACTGCCGTAGCTGGTAAGGCTTCAGGTATGGATACAAAAGACGCTTTGCTTGGTGGTTTAACTGCTGGTTTAGGTGCAAAGTTTGCAGGTGGTACAGGAACAGCAGGTAAAGGTTTGAGTAAATTAAAAGGAACTTCAGGTAAGTTTTTTGGTAAAGAAGGTACTTTTAGAAATATATTAAAAGCAGGTAAAGAATATGTTTTACCTGGAGAAGATAAAAAAGGTTTATTTAAAAACATATTTGGTGGTGGACTTGGTGGTGGACAGCAAGAAGTTATGATGCCAGAAGGTGATTTCAGTATGGTATCTGGTGGTCAACAAGATTACGAAATAAATCCTGTTGTAACAGAGCTTTATAAAACAGGACAAATAACTTATCAAGAAGGGTTTGATGGTATGCCTGGTTATTTTACAAATCAAGAAGGCGATAAATTTTATACCCCTGAAGATGTAGAAGCAGCTTACAGCTCACAACAAACTGGTAATAGGCTACAACAACTCCAAGAAGGTGGTTTAGGTAGTTTTTTAAGCAGAAAATTACTACCGCAAAAACTTGAGGATGCTCTACAAGGATCAGGTGGTTTTGGAAATTTAATAAGCAGAAAATTATTACCACAAGCTATGGAAGATAGGATACAAGAAGGCGGTATCGGTAATATATTTGGTCAAAATACTGGACTTATGGGACTAGCGGCTCTTTATGGATTAGCTACCAAAAAAGTAGCAGAAAAAACTGAAGGTGGATTACGTGATATACGGTTATCTACTAGACCAGATCTTATGCCGCAACAAACATTTCAAGGATTTGATGTTGGTGTAAGGCCAGGTATGTCTTATGGTGGTGGTATGGAATATAGGCCAGGTTTTGCTATGGGAACACCTGATGGTCTTATGAAAGAAATGATTGGTGACTTAGATTTGAGGCCAGGTGGTCGTTCTGTAGGCCCTGGAACCGAAACAAGTGATGATATACCAGCTATGTTAAGTGATGGTGAGTTTGTCCATACTGCAAAAGCAAACAAAGGACTTGGCGGTTTTAAAATAGAAAAGAACAAAGATTCAATTACACTTTATCCAACAGGTAAGCCAGACAGAGAACAAGGTTTTAAAAATAATGACATGATGATGAAGATGTTTGAAGACTATCAAGAGATGGTAAGTTAGTTATGGGATTCTTAAGTAATGTAATTAAAAATAGACGTTTATTTGAAAATCTATCTAGAGAGCCTATGGCACAAAGAATAGATCCTATATCAACCAATCCTTTTGGTAACTTTCCAATAATACCTTTGCCTGTTGCACCACAACCTATTGATGATCCAATTGGCCCAGCTCCAATACCTAGACCCATACCAGCACCAGTATTGCCTCCAGTATTTGATGAGTCTATCTTTGCATCACCAACCGCACCAATATTACAAACACCATTTATCCCCAGAAGAAGGGATGATTTTATGTCTATAGAGAGAATAGGTGAGCCAAGAGATGAGTTCATACCCTCTATTCCTGATGAAGCACCTATAAATCCATTTGTACCACCTGTCAATATCGGGGGTCCAGCTTTAGACATATCTAAAATACCAACTAGAGCACCAATAGATCCTAAATTAATAGATTATGGTTTTGGCCCAGGCATAAGGCCTACAGAAATTATAGGACCAGACGGCCAATTTATTGGTTCAGCAGGTGTAACCCCAAAAACAACAACATCTCCAATAGATAGCCCTCTTATACCTCCAGTTGTAACTACACCACCAGTTACGACTCCTCCAGCTTTAGTTGAGCCAGTCATACAAGAGCCTATTGTCTCACCAGTATCTGTTAATCCTATTCAGCCAGTAGTTTCTGACCCTGTAGTAACACCAACAGCAACAGCCGTAAATACTCCAGTAACAACTATTCCACAAGACGTTAGAGGACAAGTAGACCCTGTTCTTGCACAACAAGACGCAAGAGAGATACAGACAGACCCTCTACTAAGAGCTTTATATTTTGGTACAGCAGATCAACCTGGCTACTTGAATCAATTACAGCAAGCTACGGCTAACCTAATCGGTAGTGATGTACCCTTACAACAAACAGCAGGATTAAGTGAGTTAGAGCAAATGGCTCAAGACAGAGCTATTGCTGATTTAGGTGTAGCAGAACCTTTTGTTGGCGAGAGAGCAGATTTACTAAGAGGTACTACAAGACAGTTTGATCCTAATATGACGCAACAGTTTTTTAACCCTTATGAAGATAGAGTTGTTCAACAAACCATACAAGATGTTTTAGAAGCAGGTGAAAAAATGGATATTGACCAAAGAGCTAGAGATATACAAACAGGCGGCTTATCTGCCTTTGGGTCAAGAGCTAGACTTACTGCTGCTGATAGACAAGAAGCCTTAGGTAGAGGATTAGCTGAAGCTTTAGGCGGTATCAGACAAGCTGGGTTTACTGAAGCACAAAGAAGTGCTTTAAGTACATTTGATAGACAAAGAGCAGCAGAACAGCAAGCAGCTACTGGTATAGGTCAAGTAGGTACACAATTAGCTGATTTACGTGCAAGCGAAAGAGCTGGACTAACAGGGTTAGGTCAAACAGGTAGGGGTATAGAAGAAACTGGATTAGCAAGACTGTTCCAACAACAAGTAGATGCACAAGGTAGACCGTTACAAGCATTACAGGTTACTGGTCAGTTATTACCACAATTCCAGGCTGGTTCTACACAAATAGATTCTCAATATAGATTACCTGTAGATCCAAGTGCAAGAGGATTAGGAGCTGCTTTAAGTGCTTATAGTGCATTAGCTCCAAGTCAAGGAAACGATTTATCAGGATTAGGAGCAGCCTTTGGCGGTTATGGGACACAAGCATGATTGATGAAACAATAGTTACTGCACCAAGAATATCTACTGATATTAATGTACCTCCTGTGCAAATAGACTCATCTTTTCAAGATGTTAGTTCTGAGTTAGAAAAATTAGAACAAGAAGTTATTGATTTACAAAAAAGACAGGAAAATTTATTAACACAATCGCAACAAGGTTTAGGTAGATTTTCACCACCAGATATGTTTTCTTTTTCAGATCCAGATTTTATGGGTGGACAACAAGTGTTTTTAAAAGATTTTGAAAAACTTATAAATGAAATTTTAATTTAAAATAAAATATTTATTATTTCTTATTTTTTTTAGTTATACTAATACCATCAA